GGATAGGTTCAGATAAAGTAAATTGGAATCTAGTTCCAGTAAAATTACTAAATGTTAAATCTACTGCTGCTGGGTCACCTGCTTTAAACTCATATACATCTTCAGCTAATAAAGTTTCAGTAGCTCCTGATTTTACATATATTTGTAAAGCCCAGGAAGAACTTATAGGTGGTGGAGCTGTTACTGTCCAAGTAACAGGCATATTTAAAGCTATATCATAATTTGATGTTTCTTGAATGGAATATGATGGAAAAGTAGTTGATGAACCTGATGAAAAATACTCTTGTCCCTCTGTGATAATATCTAGTATATTCATTATATAAGACGCACTTATATTATATCTTGGAGAAGGTGATCCACTTACGAAAGCATTAGGAGATAAACTATTTTTAGCTGTAACAGAATAAGCACTTGGTTCTCCTGTTGTTTCAAAAGGTAAAAATTGATCTAGACTACATGTAGCAAAATATAAAATAGGATTATAAGTATATCCACTATCAAATATTAATTTTTTTCCATCGGTAGCTTTTTGGTTACTATATTTCTTATTATCAAATAATGTTACAGATGCTATATTTCCCATTATAAGTGTTCGTTGAAGATCCCACCAATTTTTATTTTGTTGATTTAGTTCAGTTAAATTACCAAATTCATCAATAAGATATTTTAAAGAAATATTATTTCTCTTAGGTAAAAATGAACTACTTGCTATCTGAGTGAATAGTCCTATCCTACGCACTGTATGATCAATCGCTGCTGTTTTACCAAACGAATCATCTCCTTCAGTATATGTATTATAACGTTGGCTAGTTGTTTTACTACCTTCATATCTTGATGTATTATATGAGCGTAAAGTTAAGTATGAATCTTGTAATTCAGCCAACTTTAATATACTACCTGTAGTACCCCAAACATATTCTATATTTTGTCTAACATTAGATTGTACGCTTCTAGATACATTATTTAATAATACATTCCAATCTGAGTGTAAAAATGTATTTTGATTTATATTTTGATTAGGTGGATACTGTGTATTCCATACATCCCAATTACCAAGATATGGATTATAGTTGTCTGTAAAATACTGATGTACATTTACTATACTACCACTTAACTCCCCTGTAAAATATGGTTTTTTATTTCCTTGTAATTGAGTATATAATAAATTATATGGTGATGTTATAGTTGAAGCCGAGTATTGAGCGGTTAATACACTTTGTGTATAAACTTGTGGTACAGAGTAAACTACTTTATTACGTTCTAATACTGGCGAGTTTATGGTAACTCCTGTTGATAAGCTTGTACGTTCAGGAGTAAAATCCTCAAGCATCTTAAATAACGAATTATCAAAGAACTCTATTAATCTGATAAAGCCGTTATAGTCTAATGCTGATGCTGTAAATGGAGCAAATCCACTAACACCAGTTTCAAAATATAATTTACGTTGATTATCTAAATCAGGATATGATGAGCTATACTGTTGTCTAGGATCACCTATATAATCATCTAAACTCCAAGTAGGATTATTAGAAGATATAGCTCCTGAGATATATGTGTCAATTTGCGTTTGTGGTGAGAAGGATATGTCTACATAATGCATATCGTTTTCTCTAAATTGAGTAGATGATGTTGGGTATGTTTGTAAACTTAATAATGGAGATAATACATTTCCATATATTGTATTAGATACAATTCTTGTTTTATTATTATTATATCCGTCTATTAATCCTGCTTTAGTACCACCACCAAATTCTTTAACGTTTAATATACTAGCTGTAACAGAACTACCTGTAGGAGTATAAAACGATTCACTACCTACTGTGTAATATGTCTTATTAGGGATACCAAATACAGTCATTAAATTGTCTAAACCAGCAACTGTACCTTTTGTTTTCAATAATAGAGGTAAATTATGATAAATACGTTTATATAATTCCGATACTAAATCTTTACGCGGTATGTTATTTAAATAAGATCCCGTAATTGAAAAATCATTATTAAATATAGAACTACCCGTATTAGCGCCTATTAAGTATTGATCTACACTTTCACCGGCTTGACTATTATATAGTTTAATACCTAAAGATTGTAATTGATTATATACTAGATCTTTAGATATACCTACATTTAAATTATTATTTGCTAAATTGATGTCAGTAATAGATTTAAGATAAATCCATATGTTATCAAAGTATTGACCTAACATATTAAGAAAAACAAAATACGGTTGGTTATTTTCATCGTCCTTTAAAAAGTTAGGAACAGCATATTTTAAATTATCATAATTATCATTATCATAAATTAAAGCGGAAGCAGTTAAAGCGTTATACCACGTTGTTACAGCGGCAGATCCTGTTGATAATAATTTATACGGTTTAAATGATCCTGATTTAGGCCAAGTGTATGAGCTAGATTCAAAATATAGATATGATTCATATCCATCAAATTGAGAAATAAGTGTATTAACACTAGATGAATATTGATTTATTTCATTTTGAAGACTAGCTGTTGTAGCAACGAATGGGGTGTATTTAGTTATAAAATTATTATATGTTTCAATTTGTTGTACTTTATTATAAAAGTTACTAACACGGCTATAAGCAGAACCAAAAAATACAAAATTATCAAAATTAGTATAATCAACATTTATTTGAATACTTTGTGTATTCATTAAATTCAATATCTGGTGGTATGATGTATTTTGCAGTGACTGTAAACTACTTACTGCTGTAGCGTAATCTATATATGCTGTTGATACTGTATTCTGGTTAGGAATAATAATATCAAAATTAGGACCTCTTAATGTAGGAGGCGGTGGTGGAATAACAAATTTATCTAAATTAATATCAAATACATACGGGTTAACTTTTTCTTCTACAACCCACAATGTTTGTTTTTCCTGTATGTTTAAGGGTAATGGTTCATATAACTTAAATAATACTTCATATCCTTCTGGTGCTTTATTTAAAGCAACGTTAATAGCTAGTACTTGATTATTATTACCAAAATTTAATAAATAGTCTATATAATAGTCAGCAGCATTTATTTCGTTTATTAAAGATGTTATTACTGTTTCAATTTCTTCATCACTAAGAGTAACAGATCCTAATCTTATTTCTGTTCTATCTTGTGAAATTTCTTTAATAAATAATGCTTCATTTATATTATTAGATAATATGTTATGAAAAAGATTATATCTAATTTTAAATTCACCAGATGAATACCCAGCATCTTGTAAATCTTTAACAGGGTCTATTTCAATAATAGGATATAATGAACCTGTAGGAGTAGATAAAGTTGATGTAATACCTACATTTTCTGTTTGAATATTTCCCGTTGTATTTGTTGGATTTGTCGTTCCTGGGGTTAATCCTATATTGGCAGGTAATTTATAGTTAAGATAATTATAGTTAATATTTAATAAATTATCCGCAATATCATATATATAAAACTCAATATAGTCATTCTTTCCACCAAAGTTTTCACTTAGTTTTCGAGATGGAATTAAATTAATATCCTCAATATTATAACGAGAAACAGTTGTAGTATCAATAATATTACCTACTATCTTTATATTATTAGCCATTATTTTTTAAATGTTTTACTTATTTCATCAAGTGCTGTTTGAGTATCTAGTACTTGTTGTCGTAATGTTGTAATTTCTTCTAGCAACGCTTGAATATCATCTTGATTAACTATTACACCTAGATAATCTGCTTCTTTTTCTAAAATAAATCTATGCGAGTCAGCATCACCTTCTTTTGGAATCTGGTAGAATAGTTGTTCATATAGTTGAAAGAAATCTTCTAGTGTAAATACAGGAGTTTCTTCAGATACATTATTTAATAATTGACTAAATTGAGTATCAATTACTTTACCAAATGTGTTTTTATCAAATACTTGTTTTTCTATTGGAATTTGAGACATATTATCTTATAACTTTAAAGTAATAATTATCATCTAATACTAATGTAGTACCTGCTATAGTAGTTTTAATTAATATTTTATAATAACGTTCTGGTTCTAATCCATTCACATATACATCAAAATACATACCTGTAGGATCACAACTTATTTTTGTATATGTTGTGTCGTAATCTACGACAATTTCTTCGGTATCCAAATCTTTTATTGAATAATATGAAGCAGTTGGTAGAGCCTTATTATTAAGATAAACTGACGTTGCTTGAAATGCTCTAGCTGGGTATTGATCCCGTACATTTACTCTAAAACGCTGTATTGAATCTTGTTGATATTCACTTTGATTATTAGCTAATGTAGCAACTATACTAGGTGCTGTAGCAACAGATAATGAACCTATATTGTAAATCCAATCATTCCATTTTATTTCTAAACATGGTGGGTAAATTGTATGAGTTTCAGCTGAGAAATATTTAGTTTCGAATTTAGATGCTGTTGTAAATTCTAATGAGCTACTATGTTTTAGAATAAAACCATAATTAGGTAATATACTTCCAGACCAAGCATTAATAGTATTAGTTACATTTAATGATATATCAAAGAAATTAACATGATTAAAAGATTGAGTAGCTACATAAGCTGACCCAGTATACCATAATCCACCTCCAACTTCTCCACTGCTTATATAGGATCCAGTTGTTCCTGTAGGAAACACACCTGCTGTAAACCATGGATTTCCAGCTAATTGATTTGTAAACTTCCAACTAACTCCGTTTGTTGTTATAGGTGAATTTGAGAATCTTCCAGTCCCTACATTCCAATCAGCCGCTAGTGGGTGACAAAATATAGTATAATTTAAAGGTACTTGAGAAGCATTAGCTAAAGATAAACGTAAAGAAGCACTATAACTAGCTCCACTTACTTTATTATTAATTATATCAAGTATTTCAGCCTGAGGGAATTTAATAATAGGGCGAGATACTTCATTAGTACTTACTATAGATTCATAAGTACTAAGTTCTAATATTTCATCTAACCCAGAATTAAGAGTTGGATAATACGAGTAAAGAGTTGCGGATTTTTCCGGAAATATTTTATATACAGCCATAATTAATTAGTTACTATATATAAATATTATATATTTTAAATGTTTAAACAGCTACTACTCTTCCTTGAATATCAACGTTTGGATATCTTACTTCAAATATACTTGGATCTACTGATGGGTATATATTACCTTGTCTAGTTGCTCCTGGTATATCGTATGCATATTGAGAGTAAGCGCCTCCTTGTTTATTAGTAAATTCTAATTTTATTACTGATTGAACTCCGTTTACATTTAAAATTTGAGATTGCACGTCAGATATTATTATAGGTTGATTAATATTCCATCTTTCAGTATTAAAGAAATCTTTTAATGCTAGAATACAATTAGATATAATCGTGTTATTATTATATCCACTTCTAATACTAATATCAAAATTAATACCTATATTAATATAGAACGCGTCTTTAACGTTTACCGCATCAGTAACCATTCTAAACTGATTAATGTACGTTACTAAATTATTTTTTAAGTTAGTAGAAGCAGTTACTAATGTTTTATCAGAATTATATCCTAGTATGTACATATCTAGTGATAATGGATTACGTTCTTCAACATAAGCTACTGTTTGAGTTGGAATTAATTCACGAGATGGATCTTGAGTCACGTATACTTTAGCTATACTACCATAATCAGAAGGTAAAGATAATGCGCGTACCATATAGTCTTCTCTAGTTACAGCGCGTAACTGTGACTGATATGCGTTTAAAGCATTGTTACGTATTTCTTCAATCTGATCTCCACTTCTACCTCCAGATGCAGGTATTGGATTAGTTACGGCTAAACTAGGTTTAATTGTATTATTTGCTAAACTGTTATTAATTCCACTTTGAAAATAAATTCCTGATCTGTCTATAGTAGTAATTGTATTTGCGTTTGTATTTGCTGTTAATCCGCCTCCTATTAAATAACGAACAGTTATATTACTACTTGGAGCTAAACCATATTCTTGAGTATAAAATACAGATGCTTTATTAAAATTATCATATAAACTTGATATACCGGGTACTAAACCTAATCGTATATTATCGGGTGTAGGTAGAATAGTTTGGTCAGATTTATTAGCCATACCTGCCCCAAATTCTAATTGTAATGTACCATCAGATAAAAAACGAGATACATAACGACGTGGTACTCTTTTTAATTGCATTAAATGTGGTACTTGATCAGTACTAGCATTTGGATTAGCTATTTTATCAAATACTGTAGCTTGGGCTAAATACGGAACCTCATACCATCTATTTCCCTGAGTATCAGTAGCATCTAGTATTTGTAATATATTAGAATCTGTTATAGTAGCTATAGAAAATTTTTGCGGCGAACTAAAATTTATAGTAGTAGATTTAATTTCAGCCGATATTGCTTTTACTTGTTTTTTAAGCAAGAAATAATTATTATCAGCTAACGTTATTTCAGTATTGATACCATCAGCAAAATTTATTTTCTCTGTTGTTAAAAACTTAGTTCCGTATCCAGTTGCTGTTAAAACTGTATTTTCAGGTACAGTTAAAGCATAAGTATAGTCTGGTTGAGAAGGAGAAACGCTAGCTGACGCTGGTATTAGTTGGTATACGTCAATAGTGGTAGTAGCGGCGTATGATGTTTTAGGTCTATATCCTAGCATATATGATAAAGCAAATAAATTTTCTTTCTCTTTAGCATATAATAAGAAATTTTCTTGCACTTGAGTATCTAAATAAAATGACATTACATCACCAACATAAGCAGCCATTTCAATAAGCATAACACCCGGAGATGCTTCTGAGTAATCATTGTATGTTGTGGGAAAATAAGTTTTAGCATAGTTTATAAGATTAGTCTTAAACTCTCCAAAAGTTTTATTTAAATATGATACATTATTATCTGTCATTTTATATAAATTGTACGGTAATTTGATCTGTTTTGTTAGATATATTTATCCTATATTGCACATTAACGGATAAAGAATTATTATCTTTATCTTGTATTATATCTAAATTTGTTATTGTTACATCAGGAACAAATATTGCTGCATTAGTAGTAATTAAACTTCTAATTTCGTTGTCAATATCTTCATTTAATCCTTCAAATAATGCTGATCTTAAATCAGAACCAAATTCTGGATTAAATACTCGTTCACCTTTATTTGTAAGTAAAAGATTAATTAAATTAGATTTAATTTGATCATATGTACTATATGTACTATTAAAAGCAACAGGTCCATTAAAAGGTAAAGATATCCCTATTGCAATATTACCTTGCAAATCTAATGGATTGACCTGGGTTGTTAAAGGTATTGGCATATTAGTCTAAATTTCTTAATCCGGATCTATCCATTGGTGACATATTAGCAGCGGCGTCTGCTATAAAATTTAAATAAGGATTAATTTTTTCACCAGTTGATTCATCTACAGCATCAATTACTTTTAATGTAGACTGCGGTGATTGGAACCCAAACTCAGCTCCCATTCTAGCCATTAATGAATTACGTATATCTCCAGATAAAGGTACAGCGTCTGTACTTGTAAAATTAAATGTTTTATCTTCACGAAGTGGTTGTTTATTTTGGCTTATTAGTACT